ATCAGTTACGTATCCATTGTCTGCCGAAATTTTGAAAGGAATTTTTGCTCGAGAAGAGAGTCCCATAGATTTAAAAAAATATTGGAAAAATTTAATTTATATGAGGTCTGCCGAGCAGGAATTTTGGGATGGGTATGAGAATCAACTTGTTACTGTCTTTGACGATTTTGGACAATTGGTGGATTCATCAGCTTCGCCAAATTTGGAATTGTTTGAGGTTATAAGAGCATCAAATTCTTTTCCCTATCCACTCCATATGGCTGCTTTAGATCAAAAGGCGAATACCACATTTAATTCAAAAGTTATATTAGTTTCATCAAATTTAGAAGAACCCAAAGTTGCTAGTTTAAATTTTCCTGCAGCTCTTCATAGACGTTTTGATATTTGCTTGAAGGTATCAAGAAAGAAAGGAGTACAGGTTGTTCCCGGAGTTTTCAATCCTAACATTTATGAATTTCAGCGATATGACATGGTTGAAGGGAAAAATTTGGAGTATATGTCCTATAAGGATATAGTGTTGTGGTGTGTTACCGAGTATTTTAAACGGAAAGGTTTTGTGGATTCGATGGATAATTATATAACGAAGGCCTTATCAGATGGAGTTACAGAGCAAGGCCTAGGCACGTTTATAGGAAATTGCGTTTGTGCTGGAAAGCAAGTTGTAAAAGATTCAATAGAGTCCGTGAAGGGCTTTAAGAATGATTTAGTGAGTGCTGCGACAGGGGATATTCATCATAAAGTAATGGCAGAAATTAGAGTTGCCCTGGAAGATTTTAAGATAAAGCTGCAAATCGTGAATGCTAAATGGGAGAGATTTAAAGAAGAACATCCATATCTTGCCAAAGCAATAAAATTTATAGGTGCGTTCTGTTTGGTTGTAGCAGTCATTAAATTATATACAACGTGGACTACAGAAGATGAGAAGAATAAACTGATGTCACCAGAGCAATTCGTTCGTGGTACTCCTGAAGCCTATAATCCGGTTGTGGTTAAGCCGGTTAAAGTAGAAGCATATAATTCATCAGTCGTTAAGCCCGTAAAGGTGGAGGGAGACATGAATTTAGTATATAAAAATTGTTGTCCGCATTCTGTGGTACATAATGAGGAGTGGTTGAGAGTGAGCAAGAATCCAGACTGTTTGGAGTGTCAAAACGAAGCCGACTCACCTGTAAGATTAATTGGTCCAGAGAGTTACACTCAAGTCGCCGCTAAAGGAGTTAAGGTTGAGATGGGATGTGAATTTGTATGTGAACATGAGTTTTCCGTAAAGTGGAAAGTTAATCCATTCAAGTATTATTTTATAAAGACAAATCCAAAATGTCAGTTTTGTAACCCTCAGCCGAAGGAAGAAGGTGTTAAAGATGTCAATGCGGCGGAAATGATGATGAAAGTGATACGCTCTAATTTGTATAAAATTTATTCGAAAGATGCGGGAGAACCAATAGGCCATGCCATGTTTCTACGTGGTAGAGTTGTAATGTGTCCTCAACATTATTGTTCAGCTTTTAAAAATATTCAGAGTATTGATAAGGATTCAAAAGTATATTTTCAAAATGTGTTCCTTGATAGGGCATTTGAGATTCCTGTTAGTGATATTTTGCAGTCTTTTTATAGTTTGAGTTCACCAGATTATAACGGTAAGGCTACTTTTTCGCGGGATATAATGGCGTTTCCTGTAAGGACTGCTACGTTTCACTCAAATATTGAACCAATGTTTGCTGAGAAGTCACAATTGAATTATGTTCAGAGTTCTGATGTGGTGATGCCTGTGCTCATGAATAATAACATAACGAAGAGCAATAGGGCTTGCGTGTTGTTTAGATACACGTCAGGAAGGAGTAGTCTTAAGACAAAGGATGTTACATCTATTGAGGATAATTCAGGTAATATAGTGCGATATATGAGAGATTTGTGGGAATATTCAATGGATACACAAGCATCAGAATGTGGAGCACCGTTAATTGTAAGAAACGTTAATATAGCCCCCGGCAAGATTGTTGGTATGCATGTGGCTGGGCTGGAAGGTGCAGGTTTGGGTTACTCTACTCCTGTTTACAGGGAAGACGTGAACCACTTGTTGAAGCAGTTTAACGAGTGGGATACTATAGAATACAGAAAAGAGCTGAAACTCGAAGATTATCCTGTAGAACAATGCCAAATTCCTGATTCAGCTGAATTTATTCGTTTAGGAGCTATAAGTAGACCCGTAGCGCAACCATCTAAAACGAAGTTGAGGGCCTCGATGGTGTTTGGTAAAATACAAACTCCCACTAAACGGCCATGTGCGTTGCGACCTTTAATGATTAGTGGCAAGGAGTTTGACCCGCGTAGTTATAGACTAAGCAGATTAGGTTGTGTTCCAGAATATGTACCTAGTGAGGAAGTTGAAAATTCGATTGAGGCGCTGGTCGACGATATTAGAGAAGAAATTTTTGATTTTGATTTTGGACCAAATATTAAACCTGTGTACACTTTTGAAGAGGCAGTAGTAGGTATAGACGGTGAGCCTTTTATTAATTCTATTAAACGTAATACGTCTCCTGGCTATCCATTTGTCCATATGCCCGGTTTTGAAAACAGAAAGAAGATATTTGGCGATGATGAGAAATGTGACATGAACCTGACAACATGTAAAATAATACAGCGAAGAGTTGAGCGAATAATAGAGCTGGCTAAGAATGGAGTTGCGGTTGAACATGTGTTTATGGATACTTTGAAAGATGAATTGAAACCTATCCACAAAGCGCATAAGACACGATTATTTTCGGCAGGTTCGCTGGATTATTTGATAGCTTGTAAAATGTATTTTAATGGTATTGTGGCAGTTTTACAGAAAGCGCGAAATTATTCCCATATATCGGTAGGAACAAATCCGAATAGTTTGGACTGGTCGATAATTGTGAGAAAACTTTTGAATAAAAGCGAAAATGTGATAGCAGGTGATTTTGAAGGATTTGATGCAACACAAGGGTTACAATTATTACAAGGGGCTGGTAAGGTTCTTATTAAGTTATCTCAAGAATTTTGTGGAACTAGTGATGAAGATGCCAAA